GCTGAACGGCAGCGACGTCTTCCCGCCCTCGATCACCGGCTTCGGTGGTGTAGGCGGCGCAAAGTTCTGAAGCACCAACTGCTTGGCCGCTGATGGGTCAGTAAACAGCGACCGCACTTCCTTGTGCTTCTTGGCCAGTTTGATGTTGTAGCGCGCCTGATTCGGGTCGATGCCCTCATTGGCCAGCGAATCGACGAACGTGTCGAACGCGTCGCCAAGCTCCATCTCGGCTTGGATAAGTAGCCGGCCTTGCTCGTGCATGGCCTCGGCTGCTTCCTTCATGTTGCCAATAGCTCCCGCCTTGGCTTCCTTGATCCGCTCGCTTAACGCTCGCAGTTGTTCCAGCGATACCGCCGTTAGTTGTTTCCCGTTGATGTCCATAGGTCTGATGTCTCTTTCTGTGTTGAGGTTAGGTCGATTTTCTTTCTGGTCTGCCCAACGATCATTTGCCGAAGGGCGTAAACTTTCCTTGCCGCAATGCTTTTCTGTGAACGTGCAATCGTCTTGTCATTGGCCGCTTTTCGAATCTCCACCACGCGCTTCGATACCGCCGCACGCGATACGTCGAACTGCTTGGCGATGGCCGTCTGCGTCTTGTCCTCGTCGCGGTCTTCGAGCTCGAAAGCCGCCTGCCAGCACGCCACGAAATATTGCAAATCGGGACACGCCGACACCTCGCGCGCCTGTTGCAGGAAACGCACAATGGCCTCGCGTTGCGCCAGCCGATGCGCGTCTTGGTCAGTGACCTTGAGCACCTTGAGCACTGCCGCCTTGCCATGCGTCACAGCGTCCGGGCAAACGGTCACGTCGTCCCTTCGGCACATTTCCAGCCATTCGTCCGCCCAGATGTCCTCCGGCCTGTCCTCGTGTTCCGGCCAATAGCTGGCCTCTTTGCGGTCTGCGGGGTCGCCTCCAAGCATTTGCGCGCGTTTCATGTCAATCATCTACGGTTCCTCCGTCTGCTGAGTTTTTGCATAAGTCGTCTCGTTTTGGCTTTGGCTCGGTCGTGTTTGCGTTTGGTCCGCTTGCGCGCCAATCGCGTACCAATCGGCCGGATGGGGCTTCGTCCGTAATGCCCAGCGTTTTTGGGCAACGGTTTCGGGATGCTCATGCCGCCCTCCTTGCCTCATTCCGCGCCCGTAAAGCCCGCTGGTCGCGTTTTTCGAGGAAAGCAATAGCTGCACCGCCATTGCCTACGTCTTCCACGTGCACGGCATTGTCTGAAATCACGTTGTGCTCTTGCAGTTCATTCATGACCAGCCGGGCGTCGAGTCCACGGGCGGCGATATAAGCGCGAAGGGATTCGCTCACGCGGCCACCCCTTCCCCACCGGCCAGTTGCCGACGCATCGCGGCAATGCCCGTCTTGAGTTCGGCAATCCGCTTCGCCACGTCGGGCTTCAGCCGTCGATCCCACGGTGTCTCCGGGTTGACCGGCTCTTTGTTATTCGGGTCGCCTTGGAGTTGTGAGATTTCCGCTTGCGCGGCCCCAATGCGTTTTTCCAGATGCCACACGCCCTCGCCCGGCTTCGGGTTTCCGTTCGAGGCCACCGTGCCATTGCCAAACTGCTTCGGGCTGCGGTTGCTCTGCCACTTGCGCCAAAATCCCGAAAGATCGTGAGGCATGGACTTAACCGGCCTGCCTTTGCCGTCCAGCCACCCCGCGCCCTCGCGGTCGTCGTGATAGGCTCGGCACACGTCCTCGGGAATGGACGAGCGTCTTCCGGCTTCGATGACTTGCGGCAAAGTCGGGGCAACGTGCAGCAAATCCTCCAACTGCGGTGCGTCACTGACGACAGTCAGTGTTTCCTTTCCTTTATCTTTCCATTCCCCTTCCTTTCCTTTCCGTTCAAGCTCAGCTTCAAGCAAAATGCGGTTTGGTTGAAGCTCTGCTTCAAGCTGTGCTTCAAGCACTCCTTCAAGCTGTGCTTCGCGGACTGCTTCGCGGCGGGACTTTCCAGAGCGTTTTCCGCCCCGTTTTCCAGCGTCCCGCTTGGCCTTCACTTCCTCCTGTTTGTCGGTCGGATAAAACGCCACGCACAACGTCTCGCCCTCCCAATGCCACAGCGCGCAATCGTCCTGCACTTCGGCCAACGTCACCCCAAGCGTCTGCTGCCATTGGCGATCCTTCCAGCCGCCACAGCCCTCGATTTTGCCGCCGTTCTCCTGCTCGCAGCAATAGGCCAGAATGTTGAGCCAAGTGGCCCGCTGCACCGGCTCGCTCCCGGCATATTCGGGCGAGCGCAGGGTTGTTGTTTTAAGGTTTAGCCAGATCATGCCGCCAGCGTCAGCTCCAGTTGTGCCTTTGCCGCCCGCAAATTGTCGCAAGCCGTGTCGAAATAGCTTTTTTTGAGTTCGCTGCCGACAAACCGCCGGCCCATCTTCAGCGCGCAATAGCCCTCCGACCCGATGCCCGTGAACGGCGAATAAACCAGATCATCTTTGGCGCTCCACAAATGCAGCGCGCGGTTAATCACGTCGAGTTGCAACGGGCAGATGTGCCGCTCGTCGCACTGCTCCTTGGCGCAATGACCGTTTAGCACCTTTCCTTGATCGACGGTCATCCAGACCGGCGAAGCGATTTCCTGCCACAAATCAAGCGGAAGGTCTTCGGGCGTGTGCTCAATCGGCTTCGGATTTTGCCCCGGCTTGCGGAAGGCAAGCAAGTAGTCGGGTGCCCCAACGCGACTGTTTGCGCTGTCTTTGCACACCGTCTTATACAGTAGTCCGTGCGCCTTAGTGCGCTGCATTTCGGTGACGGGCGACTTCCAGATTGTAATACGGCTATGCAGCAAAAACCCGCGAGCACGAAAGGCCCGAATGATCTCGCCGCTGAAATCACGAAACTCAATGGCTCCGTCTTTCCACTTAGTTGAAAGCAAATCACAGCAATGCACGGCCACTTCGCGCCCCGGCATCATGACGCGCTTTAGCTCGTCAATCATAAACCCGAAGTGCTCCATAAATTCGCCAGTGTTGGCACAGTTCCCCATGTCCTGCTGATCGTTTGAGTAGGTGAATAGGTCCGCAAACGGCGGCGAAAACACGGACAAGCCGACGCTTTCGCTTTCAATTTCCTTGGCCGCACGGACACAATCACCATGATATAGCGTCCACCCTTCGCAGCTTTCGGCATCAATCGTTGTCTTCATAATTAGGTTGGTTCTTTTCTCCAAAAAGCCCGCAGCGTGCTTTTGCATCTCTGCGTGCATCGTTTCGTGTTGCTCCATCTTGCGACGCAGCGCCGCAAATACGGGCGCGTCAGCCTCAGTCGTTATGCACCGCACATGGACGGGTCTTTTCTGCCCGAAGCGGTAGTTGCGCCGAACGGCCTGGTAAAAGTCCTCGAAGGAATACGTTACCCCGACAAACACCACGTCGGCGCAATGTTGCCAGTTGAGCCCATACCCCGCGATCGACGGCTTTGTGACCATGATGCGCTTCTCGCCGTGAGTGAACGCCAACAGCTTGCGCTCTTTATGCTCTGGCTTGTCGCTTCCTCGAACCTCGACCGTCTCATCCGCTGGCAACAAATCCACCAGCATATCGGACTCATCGTTAAGGTCGCACCAGATTAGGACCGGCCCCGTGGTTTCCGTGGCGATCTTTGCCGCGGCCTGGCATCTTTCTTCCAGAGTGCGCTTCTTTTCTTTGCGGACATCCGTGGCCGATAAAGCCACTGGCACCGCAAACAATTCATCCGCAGCCGCAGGAATCTCCCCAGCCTCTACCATGATCGTTTCCACGTTCAGAGGCGGAAGGTCGAAACCTTTCATCTCAAATCCCAAGTCACGAGGATTACTGACGCAAGCCGCCCAAGAAGACACCCATTGCCAGAAATCATCCTCGGCGTGTCGCTTTAGCCTCCAGCTTCCAGTGTCGAACGTGTCATTGATAAACCACGTTGCCAGCATTTGAGCGCCAGACATCAGGCCCAAAAACTCCGCATGGTTGCTCAACTCCATCAGATCGTTAGGCGATGGTGTAGCCGTGCAAGCCAAACGATACGGCGTCTCGGCAAACGCCTTAGTGATCGCCATTCGCGTTTTGCCGTTGAAAGCCTTGAGTATGCTCGATTCATCCAGCACCACCCCGGCGACCTTTCGAGTCACATCCTCGAAAAGCTCAAGGCGGTCATAGTTAGTGATACCTATACCCCGCTCAGGCATCTGCTCCGGCTGACGGCAAAGTGTGACTTTGATGCCAAACTTCGCGCCTTCTTCGACGGTTTGTTCTGTAACAGCCAACGGTGCAAGAATCAGCACCGGCCCTTGCGTGTGCTCGGCCACTTGCCGCGCCCACTCAAGTTGCTGTGCAGTCTTGCCAAGTCCGCAGTCTTCAAACAGCGCGCAACGTCCACGTCGCACGGCCCATTCGACAATCTTCTGTTGCCACTCAAACAGATTCGAATTGATGTTTTTCGGCTCAAAACCTGATGCAGCCGGGCGACGCAGCTTGGCAGTTAGGAAGTCGTCGTAGTTCATATGTAATACTCCGCCACTCTTTTTGCGTTGGACGTTTCGACCACCCTCCAGACAATCGCCTTGCTGCCGCTTGGACTTGGCCGGCGAAGGCCCGAGTCCTCGACCAGTCCGAGGTCGCGCAATTCCCCGCGCCGTTTGCCGATGGACGTTTGCTGCCACCCCGAAAGCTCGGCCAACTCGAAATCCGTCAGCCCTTCCGGGTTCGCAAATAGCAAATCCAACGCAATCTTCCGCCCCCGTGCCGCGTTCGATAGCGCGTCCTTCCGCGCCTCCTCACACGTCTCCGGGTCGGTGTGCCGCACCGGGGAAACGTCGATAACAGCCGCGCTCCCCGTGTCGAACAAGTCAGGTTGCCAAGTCATGCCGCCACCGCCTTTCCATAAGCCCACGCGGGCAGGTTTAACATTTGCGCCTCAAGCTCGTAAGCCGGCCAGTAGCCAACATCCTCGCAGCGCGCGATCAGCTCCAGCGCGTCATTCATCATGGCAACGCCCAAATCCAGCGCGTCCGGGTGAATCTCATAGACCGCGACAGCGAACGGCGGGGCCACCTCCACCGCCACCCAGTAAAACCGCACCGGCGGCAGGCCATTCAGCCCCGCCAAGTGGCAATACCACGCCGCGCTCAGATGGTAATTCAACTGCGCCGCCTGCCGTGAGAACGTGCCGTAGTCCGCACCCGCTGACGTGGTCTTCACGTCCACAATGACGGCCTCGTTGTCGCTCTCCACCTTCAGCGCATCCACGCGGCCCTTGATCCAAAGGCCGGTGCGGTGCTCGGCAAACATGGCAACCTCGCTCTGCGTGCCTTTGAGCAACTCCTTCGCCGCATCATGCGCCGCGATTGAGTCGCGTATTCCCCGCACCGCCCGCGCTTCCTCTGCGTCGAGGATAGGCGTTGTTCCGACTTGGGCCTTCCATTCCTTGCCCTCCTTCGTGCGGAAGTCGATGCCTTCGGGTTTCTCCACAAAAGCCGCGTCGAGCTTTTCGGGCTCCAGCACCGCAAGGTGCGACATCGTGCCCATGAGCATGGCGCGGGACTGTTCCTTCCTTGTCTCGCCAGCCATATGCGCGGCGTAATGCGCTGGCGTTTTCGGCGGCAAGATGTGCTTGGCGTCGCTCCCGGCAATCGCCGTTTGAGCGCGATATTCCTGCTCCAGCATGTCGTGAAACACGCCGCTGGTTCCATATTTGAAGGTTCTCATGAGCTTCAAAACGGAATGTCTGAATCCGCCATTTCGCTGGCTTCGGGCTTTGCCTTCGGCGCGCTGGCCCCTTGGCCGATGTAGCGCCAGTTGCCGACAATCGGGCCACGCACCCCAGCTTCGCGTGCTTCCTTGCTGACGCTTTGCCTAGCATAGCCGTCATCGCCGTATTGGCTCTTGCCGTCCTTGTTCTCAAACAAGACCACGGCAACGATCTTGCCGTTCTTGCCCTCGATGATGTGCTCTCTCTCAAGCTTCTCTGTTTTGATTGATAGACTGATCATGTTCTGTGTGTTCTGTGTTCGTGTTAGTTCCACGGCAGGTCGTCATCGTCCTTCGATGAAGTTGCCGCTTCGGTTTTTGCTGCCGCCTTGCCGGGCGGAAGAGGTTTGTCGGGGCGGTTGAGCTTGATCACATCAGCCGCGATGCTTTCGATTTCGTCGGTCGTGCGCGCAGTCGGCTTGCGCTGGGTCGTATAGGACACGGGCTTAGATGCCGCATTGCCGTCATCGTCCTCGGCAGCAATGCCGCAGGTCGCCATCAGGCTGTATCTCCGCGCGTAAGTAAGTGCTGAGCCGTAGCCCTGCGGGTCATTCTTACTCGCCGGGACGTGCAAAAGACCTCCGCTCAAAGTCTCGCCGCTCGTATGCACGAGCACCGTCTCTACAATGATGCCATTTTCACAAAGCTGCGTGCGTTGAATGATGGCAATGCCGTTTTTGTGAAGCGCAGGGCTAACTGCTTCTACACACTCTTCAAGTCCCGCATACTTGCTCTTGAAATGTGGGTTGGTGCTGGTTTTTAGCGCAGGGCCAAACTCCGCCTGTGCCTTGACAAATGCAGCGGCAATGGCTTTGCCTATGGGCTGCACTATGTTCGCTTGTTCTGTGTTCATGTGCTAATTGCGCCGGGGGGTTGCCGCCTCCCGGCGTCTTGGTTTTGTTCATGCGGGCGGCACCGCGTTGTTGCTTTGCCGTCCGAAAAGTTGATCCCAGCCGTAAACCGCCACCGCGAGCGCAGCCCATTCGTGGCTCTTGACGCCGTAAGTCGGCCCCGGCGACTTCTTAGTTCCTTGAGGCCCGAGGCGATCAATAAGCGCCTGCCGCACGTTCGCATCCTTCGCGCGCGGCGAATTGCACAGGTGCAGCTTGATGTCCTTGCGAAAAACCTTTTGCACCTTGCCGCCGTAAAATTCCGCGGACTGCATAAAGCGCCCGATCCACACGCACGTTTCAAAAACCGACGCGCCGACCGCCATGCCGTAGCTCGCAATCATCTCGCAATAAATGTGCTCGTGCGTCCAGAGGCCGTGATTGAGCAAATGCTCGTTCTCCCGCCACCCGTGCCCCACGATTTCTCGTCCGTCGAAAACAACCCACGCCGATTGGGTAGTGCCCGGATCAATGCCGACGACGCGCTCCCGACTCATCCCCGCACCTCCTTCGCCACCGCCTGCGTCCAACCGACTTGATCCCAAGCCGCGTCGAGCGCCGTGTTCGTGAGCCGATCTTTCGCCAGCTCCTTAAACATTTCGTCCACGCTGCCATCCTCCGGAAACCGCCCCGTGATCGTGTCCAGCCATTCTACGGCCCAAAGCAAAGCCGCCCGCGCCTCATCCCGCTCGCGTTCAAGCTCATCCATATAATCGGCTTGGCGAAATGTTATCGCCCTTTCCTCGTCGCGCTCGCGCTCTGCCGTGCTCCAACACAGTAACGCCTCGACGTGCAAATTGGCCAACTCACGCAGCGTGCTCGCCCCGCCGGCCAACACCAGCGCTTCATCGCGCTCGCGACGGAGTTCATCCCGCTCTTGAATCGCGCTTACCGCCTCCGCGCAAAACTGCGTCGTCCGCTGATCGCGTGCGCAGCCGCCAGCTTGCAGCCGCTCGATCTCGTCACACGCGGCGTCAATCGCCCAGCCGACCTCCCGCGGGCTCGGCTGCTCAAGCGTTTCATCCCCCCGCCGCCAGCGGTTAAACGTACGCAAAAACGCTACCGTTTCCGAAAAGTGTGGCGACGGCTCAGGTCGCTCGACCCCGGAATTTCCAGTGCCGCCCTCAGTGACCGCCGCCAAAGCCTCGTCCCGCTCCCGCACCAAAACCTTTTGCTCCTCTTCAAGCACAGCAATGCGCGCATTCGCCTCTTCCAGCTCGGCCATGTGCTGAACGACCGAATCGGCCAGCGAAGTCATCACGGCATCGGCGTGCCGCTCAAATTCAACTTTGCCCAGCGTGTAGTCGCTCATATTTTTTTCTCCCTCTTCGCATCAATCGCCCTCGCTGCATCGAGCAGCACCAGCGCATCGTGATAAGTCGCCGTGCCTCGGCAAACCTCCGCCAGAAGAAGCACGCAGCCGGTGGCGAAATAAGTTGAGCGGCGGGGACGGCCAGCGCGGGCAACCACTCCCATTTGAGCCGACCCGCCGCTCGCAGGACGGCGAAGGGTGTTAGTTCCGCGCTTCCGCCGAACAAACGAGAAAGTCGGCTTTCCGAGGAATCCCTTCGTGCTCCGTGTCTGCAAAGTTTTTGTCATTTCCAGAAATTCGTAAGCGCCCAAGTGAAAGCCATCCATGCGGCGGCGATGAGGCCGAGCGCGATCAGGGCGGGGTCGGGTGCGTGCATGGCCGTCAGTTGTTAATCACGTGCTTCTTCGCCATGGCCGCTTGAATAGCCACCCGCATGGCCTCCGACTCCCGCGCACCCCGTGCCAACGCATCGGCAATCCGGCGTGACTGCTGCCACGCTTGCAGCGAGCACAGGCCGAAATAGGTCGCCACGAGGGCCGACACGACCGACAGCACGCAAAGAACGACGCTCACTTGCTCGCCCTCCGTTTGCGCTTCGGAGTTTTAGTCAACTTCGGCAGTTGACTCACCTCCGCCAGCACGCCGTTAACCCGACGATCCGCGAGCAACCGCTCCGCCGCACGTCCGCTTTTCCGTCCGGCTTCGTAGGCCGAGACATACAACAGCCCAGCAAAAGCCGACGCCCCGCCCAACATTGCAATGATTGTTAATGTGTCCATGTGTTTAGTGTTTTTGGGTTGTATTACGGCGTAATACGTCTTTGCCGCAAAAAATTCGCTTGTTGCCCATACCTCGCTTCAGCCAGTCTCTTAGCACCGCGCTTGTTCCCCCTTTGCGGAACTCTCCCTCCGCGCGGGCTACGCTTAAAACTCCCGGTGCCAGCCGTATTGTGACCGGCTGCAACGTATTTGCGTCATTCATGTTATTACGCTCCATTACTCCATCTCCAAAATGTGTTCCGCGCACGCCGCAAAAAACTCCGCCGCAGAACACCCTAACTCCACGCACTTTGCATCAATCTTATCCCACACATCCGACTCCAACCCGATAGGGTCGGCAACGACTCTATATGTCATGTACAATTGACTATTGAGGTCTTCGGGTTGCGTATTATTCTTCGTGGATACCCGCTCGACGGCAGCGGACGGACGGATTTGGGCGTGTATTACGGGCATAAAGTGGGTTATGACGGGCGTTTAGTATTTGATGCGATTCATGCGTAGTTCCCATTCGCGGGCAAACTGCTCGTCACGGTCGAGCAAGGTCGGCAGGAGCCAGTCCCGAATCATCGTGCTTACGTTCATGTCGCGCTGCCGCGCGCGCCGGGCGATAGCGTTTTTCATGATGCGCGGAAGACTGACGCAAACCACCGCGTGCTCGGGGCTCCGCATTTTCTTGAGCTTATTACTTCCGTTGCCGTTGTCGTTCATCTCGTTTTTTCGTGTGTTCATGATGCGTAATACATGAACACTCGTCTTACGTCAACAATTTTTTTGTCCCCCGGTAAAAAAAGTTTTCGTCCTCCGAGACGCGCATGATTCCCCTCGTGAAAAGCCACTTTTCGATCTTCGCGTAGGTGCGATCACCCACGCCTTTGGTCTGCCGTGTGACTAATTTGTATTGCAAGGCGCGGGCGATTTTCTCCGGGGCGTCGGCCCCCACTCCGCCAAGGGCTTTCTTGGCTTGGGCGGGCAATCCTTCCAGCGGGTCGGCCTCCCGGAGCATTTGCGCCGTGCGTTTCCTCACCTCCCCCAACCTCTCGTAATCCTTCGCCCATGCGGGCAACCGCGCTTTGGGCATCTTTTGGCCGCAGTGAGGGCAAATCGCCATACAGCAACTAATCTTAGCGTATCGCCATAAGTCAATACTTTGTGGGAAAATGGATAGTTGGCCTTGGCGGATTTGCAGGCTTGGTGGGCGATTTAGGACACGGCCACTTTGACATACGCGGCGGAACAATGGCGAAGAACAAGCCCCGCCGCCCGCAGATGCTCGTGGTTGTGAGCGACCTGCATTGCGGCTCAACTGTCGGCCTCATGCCTCCAGATTCGGAGAACATGGCGGGAAACACCATTGGCTTTGGCCGCAACGTCCACCAAGCTTGGCTTTGGGAGAATTGGCAAACGGCGCAGAAAGAAGTTGCGCGCATCGCTGGCAACGATCCGCTTGCCCTGTTGGTCAACGGCGACGCAACCGAGGGCATCCACCATCGAAGCCCCGAGGTTGTCGCCTCGTTGATCGAGAACCATTGCGCGATGGCGGCGGAAGCTCTGCGTCCCTTTACGCAGCGCGCGGCTGAGACTCTCGTGGTCAAGGGCACCGAATGCCACACGCACGACATTGAAACCTATCTCGCCAAACTGCTCGGCGCGCGCGATCTGGTCGCACGCGACAAGTGGCTTTTTCGCATTCACGGCTGCTTGATCGACGCCACGCATCACATCGGCGTCACGTCGCGCAGTTACCTCGAAGCCACGGCCATGAGCATTGCGATGGGCAATGCCAGGCTAAACTCACTGCGCGCCGGTCACCCGCCCGCCCAAGTGTTTTTGCGAGCGCACCGGCATTGCGGCGGATGGTTTAGCGACGGAGCCTCCATGCTGTGCATCACGGGCGGATGGCAGTTCCTCACCCGCCACGCGCACAAGGTCGTTCCAGACGCGATCCCCCGCCCTTCCGTGATGGTGCTCGATTGGCGTGATCGGCCTGAAGGATCGCTGCCGCAAGTCCACAACATCCATTTCAATCCGCCCGCTCCCGACGTAGCCGAGCTATGAAAAAAATCACCGCCGAAGATTTGGAAAATGCCGCTTGGCTCGCAACTTTGCAGGTTCCCCGAACGCCCGACAAAGTGCCGCCGGGTTGGTTTACCGTCTTGGAGTTGGCAGAAAAAATCAAAAAAAGTCGGGAGCAAACGTCGAGTTTAGTGAGCGCGGCTTTCAAGCGCGGTGAACTACAAAAGAAAACCTTTCGCGTGATGACCGGGCGCGGGCCGTTTCCGGTGCCGCACTACAAAAGGGTAAAATGAAACTTCGCCGCGAGCAGAACCACGACCTGATCGTTGCGCTCGATGCGGTGTGTTTCCCGGCAGATGAGCGGGTGAAGCCCGAGGAAAGTTCGTGGTGGGTCGTTTGTGACGATGGGGCGACGGTGGCCTATGCGGGTCTGCGTCCTTGCCGAGAGCCGTTCAATCGCGGGCTGGCGTTTCTTTCACGGGCGGGCGTGTTGAGTTCGCATCGTGGACGCGGGCTGCAAAAGCGCATGATCCGCGCGCGGCTGCGGGAGGCGCGGCGGCTCGGGATGCACGAGGTTGTGACGTATTGCGTGCCGGAGAACCTCGCCTCGGCCAATTCTTTGATCGCCTGCGGCTTTCGCCTGTATCGCCCGGAGCATCGGTGGGGCGGGACGGCGGCGTTGTATTTTCGCAAGACCTTAAAGACACAATGAGCACAGCATTAGACAAACAGGTCGCCGGTTCGCATTACAAGGGCATGGCTATTCAGCCCGCCGAGTTTTGCCAGCGCAACCGCCTCCCCTACCTCGAAAGCTGCGTCGTTCGGTATATCTCGCGGCACGGGCAAAAGAACGGGCGGCAGGACATCGAGAAGGCCATTCATTGTTTAGAACTGCTGCTGGCGATTGAGTATCCTTCGGCCAGCCGTAGTGTCTAAAAAACACGTGTTTTTATACACGTTGTAATAACGTGTTTAATTCGCGCCGTTGTTAATCAAGCGCGGCTCCATCTGCCGCCGCCAGACCAAACATTCCCGCTCTATACCCTTTCGGGCAAAATCTGGCCGCCGTGTGGCGATTTAGCCCCGCTCGGGAATGTTGCCGAGGGGCGACACGTTGCAAAATGTATTACTTTGTGTGCAGAAGCATACAGTTTGCCACAAGTTGCGGATGATGGGCGCGCGTCAAACAGACCATTTTCGTGACGCCACGAAAATGATGCCATCTACCGAGGAATCCTCGGTAGCTCAATGAAGCCTGAGAAAAAGGGCGGGGCCGGGCTTTGAACCCGCATCGGGCCGACAGGCGGCACCCCGCCAAGCTACGCCACGCGACCGAGCGGATATTTCTGCCGGGCTTCGGCAAGGGTGAGACCGATAGGACGCTCGAAGTGAGGGCGATCGACAATGCTTTTGAAGTCCCCTCCCCAGCGGAGGCCGAGGTCTTTGCCGATCTTTCCGGCGAGGTCGTAGGCGGGATGTTCCCACACCGGGTTCTTGTCGCCTTGGAAGAGGGTCAGATCGTAGGCGAGGCCAAAGTTGTGCCACGAGCTTCCCGGCTTGGCGTTCGTGACTTTTGCGCCCGGCTGTGTGCGGCCTTTGGCGTAGAGGGCGGCCTGTTCGGAAAAGGTGCGGGTGCCGCTGGTGATCTTGAACGTGTAGCCTTCCGCCGCTAATCGGCGCAAATGCTCGCGGGCGAGCTTGGCTGTGACGGGCTCAAGCGTTGCGAGGTTCCGCTCGCTTCGCGGGTCGGCTTGCCACTCGCTTGCTTTTGCTTCGCTGCTCGTCGGCGCGGTGGTGGATTTCGAGATGGATAAGGTTGAGGAGGTCGGCGAGGTCGCCGGTTGGCCAGTGCGATATCGCACGGGCGATAGTTTTTGGAAGAGCCATGTAAGGAACGTCATTTTTTGAAGCCCGGCTCAAGCGGGCGTTCGAGGGAAAAGAAAAATTGCCGCGTGTCGAAAGCGTATCCGCCGCCCATTTTCCATCCGGCGCAGCCGGTAAGAGCAAGAGCCGCGAGCATGAGGCAGAGCAGGCGCATTGTTAGCCTTTGCGGAAGACGTTAATCAAACCGACGAGGGCGATGGCGGCGGCGATGATGGCCTCGTTGTGCTGCGGCGAGAGTTGCCAGCCGAGCGCACCGGCCAGAAGGATGAGGCCGCGCCATGTGGAGGATTGACCGAGTTGAGAGAGCAGGTAGTCCATGCCTGCGGCGGGGTGTCAAAGGGGGCACGCGGCGCGCCGGGGACGTCGCGCCCTACCGATCGCGCCACGCCTTGCGGGCGGCGAGGACGGCTACGAAAAGCCCGAGGGCCAAGGCCGAAAGCCTCATGCCCGTCTCGAGGTGCGGGAGCAAGCTGACGATCACGCTGCCGAGTGAAGTGGAAACGCCGATGACCGGGCGGGAGAGAAAGTCTAAGGGGTCGTGGAAGCTCATGGCATTAGTGCCTCCCAAGCTGCGAGCAGTCCATCGCGGAGCGCGTCGGGCAAAAGTTCGCTCGGCATTGTGAATGTGCGTGAACCCTGCGGCGCGTGGACGGAAACGGCGGCGGTGATGACGGGGCGGTAATCGGTCGCCGCGCCTTCGTCGTCGAACTCGGTCGCCACTTGTCCGCTGCTCTCCAGCACCACATCGGCCAGCGTCTCGCCCGTGGCGAGTTGGCCCGAGAGCCACGCGAGGAGGCTCGCGGCGACTTCGCCAAGTTGGCCGTCGAGGGGGACGTTTTCGGCGGCGGCGTAGCCGCTGCGCTGGACGTAGCGGGTCAGAGTTTGGTTGGCGAGTCGGAGGGTCATAAATAAACTCTGTATAGCACGCGGTTATTCTGGGCCGTTAGCGTCAAGCTGCCGCCAGTTAAATTGAACAACTCGCCAACGTCTGAAACTACCGCCGCGCCATACGTGCTGATTCGCGTGGCCCATGTAGCGGGAAAGGTGTCGATTGTGCCCTTGATAATATACCTTTCGTAGCCCGAGATTTTCGTCACGCTGGACGCCGCCACTCGCGTGATATTAATTTTTGTATTAAGGTTGGCGGCCTCAACATCTCTTAACCCGAGGCGTAATTCAAAATTTGCAGGGTTTGCTGCAAGCGGCGCGGTGGTGAATTCGACCTCAATGTGCAGTTCAATTTTTGAGGGCACGGCAATTATTGAAAAATAATTTTCGCCTGTTGTTGCAAAAAAATTTGCTTGGTCCGCAGCCGTTTGCGACGCGCCGTAAAACGCGACTCCTCGCCAATACGTTCGCGCATCCACCAAATCCCGCGTCATGACCGACGACCCGCTCGCCGCTGTTTGATTCGGCGCGGTCGAATTGGTGCCATTGAGCGTGAGATTTTCGGTGAGCGTGTTGGCGAGCGTTGTCCATGCTCCAGACACACGCGCCACGGTGACGGGCCAGCGCGAGGCGCCGTAGGCCACGCCGTTGACGGTCACGGTGCCGCTGGCGACGACGACTTGGAATAGCTCGCCGTTGTTGCCGGTGGCTGGGTTCGTGACGGTGAAGGTGCCGTTGCACACGTAGCGCCCGCCGCTAACGGCAGTGAAGGCCGTCGTGCGGATTTGCCACAAGATGTTGTTGGTCGCCGGAGCGTTGGCGTCGGCGATGGTCGGGCCAGCGGGGCCGACGTCGCCGGTGTCGCCTTTCGGGCCTTGCGGGCCGGGGACGCCGACTTCGACAAGTTCGCTGCTCGTGGTTTCGATGATGATTTCGTCGGCCATGTTAGCGAGTGATGTTGCGGGTGATGGTGGCCACGCCTTCGACGAGGCGGGTCACGACGCCGCCGGAGGAAATGAGTTCGAGGTCGTAGACCGCGCGGGTGGCGGGCAGGGCGGCGGTTTCGGTCGCGGTGAGTGAAAGGGTGATGGTTCCGGCGGTGCCGCCGAGGGTGATGCCGCCATTCTCGGTGGTAAGGTCTTCGAGCGTCGCGATGGCTTCGGCGCTGGTGCGAAGCTGCATCCGCGCGGTGTAGCCAGTGAGGTTGACGTTCGCGTTGTCGGCTTTCCAGCGGATCACCCGCGAGAAGGTCGCGCCTTGCGGGATGAGAAGATCGAGGGTCTGCGGGAGTGTCATGGCGTTATCGCGGGCGGGGTGTCAAAGGGCTATTGCCAGAGGGGGAGCTTGTAGGTGTTCGTGCCGACTTGGACGTCGAGCCATGCATCCGGCACGGGCGCGTTGGTGTTGGTCGGGGCGGCGTTGGTGGCGGGGAATAAGGCGGCTTGGAAGGCGGCAGCGTTGGTATTGGTGAGGCCGCTCCACGGGATTTCGAGCGCGCTGCGGAATGTCGAGGCGTTCGTGTTTGTGAGGCCGCTCCAGGACAAAGCGATGGCCGTGCGGAAGTCGGCGGCATTGGTATTGGTGAGCGCGGACCAGCCGAGGCCGAGGTTGGTGCGGACGGTGGCGGCGAGGGTGTTGGTGGAAAAGGCGAAGGCGTTGGTAAAGGTGAGCGAGTTGGTGCCGCCGTAGACGATTTGGCCGTTGGTCGTATTGTAGCCGAGGGTCTTGACGGTCTGGCCGTAGCCGGTGGCGGCGGCGAGGAATAGGAGCAAGGCGACCAATGGGAGGTATGGGACTTTCATGGGGGCTATTGTTTGGCAGTAGTGAGCGTGCCGCTGGGGTCGATGGTGATTGTCCAGACTCCCCCGGCACCATCGGAAAGGTCGAAGCTCGTGGCGACGTTGAGCGGGAGCGGCGATGGCGAGGTGCTCGTGATGATGTGCGGCGAGAGGCTGGCCGTGGTGCGGTAGGTCTGGCGAACGGCTCCGCTGGATACCTCTACCTCCATGTTGAGGTTGCTCGTGTTGCCCGCGAGAATGAGCGCGGCGACTTCGGCGGTGTTGAAGGAGACGTTGGCCGTGAGGCCGGGGGCGGCGGCAAGGGTGCTGCCGACTACGGAGAGAGCGCCGAAAGCGATGTTGGCCTGCGTGTTGGCGAAGGTGAAGGTGAAGCCGGTGGCGATGCTGCCTGTGACGATGATTTGCGCGGCGGCATTGACGGCAAGGCCCGCTTGCACGAGGGCGTTTTGCACGTCCAAGGCGGTGGCGTTGTGGCTCAGTGCGCCGGTCGTGATGGCTCCGAGGGTGGCGGTGCCTCCGCCTGAGGCGACGGAAACGGTCAGAGCCGCGCCGCCCGCTGTGTTGGCGATGCGGAAAGTGTCTTTGGTGCGGGCGGTGATGAAATAATTGGTCGAGTTGGCAAAGCCGGTCGGCGTGGTGAAGCCGGACAGCGTGACTTGCTGCCCGTCGAGGAGGCCGTGATCGGTGGCGGTGAAGGTGTTGGTGGCGACGGCGGAGACAGTGACGGCGCGCTGGGGCAGTTGCAGGGCGAAGCTGCCGCTGATGGGCGACTGGCTGAAGGTGACGCGCTGCACCTCGTTTGCCCCGCTGCCCCCGGCGACGACTTCGGAAACGGTCGGCGTAACGGTGGTGGTGATGGGCGTCCAGCTATTCTGCGAAGCGGCAGGCGCGACGGAGCCGATGGCGAATTTGACGGTGTTGGCCGAGTAGTCCACATAGTCATACGGCGCGGTAAAAGAGCCCGTAGGCTTGAGGAAGTAGAGCGCGATGCTCTCGACGTCCTCCTGAAAGAAAGTGTCTCCGCTGGCCGGTAGCGAACTATCCGGCGAAGCGACGAATTGACGGCGTTGCGTGTCGAGAAAAAAGCGGCGGGGCTCCACGCCAGCAGCGGCGTGTCAAAGTAAGATGTCCGACTGCTCAGGCTTGGTCGGCACGGTCGCAGCAGCCGGAGATTCGCGGGCGGTTGGTGGGATGAGCGAGCGCGGCCTTGGCGTCAAAGGCGGATTTCGCTTCGGGAGTGTTGTCGCCGCGCTTCATGCACTCATTGCAGTTGCCAAGCCACGGACGCCCGCCATACCAACCCAAAGAACAATGGAATTGGCCTCGGTCGCGGGTGCGGGATTGGTGGGGACAGGTCATGCTTCGGAGACAGTAATTGTAACGCCTGCCGTGCTAAATTGACCACCAGTGCCCAGATTAAAAGCAGATGTCACTTCATATGTTCCTAATGGGGTATTTTGTGGGTTTTCTTTTAACCCAAATGTAGCCCAATTTACAAGTCCCCCGCCGTCTTCCAATCCATCCACAATCCACTTTTGAAGAAAGTCAGAAAATTGAAGGGTGACGCCCGTTGACCCATCAGAATATTGCCAAACACACAATTCATTGCGCGTGACAGTTGCGTTTAATGAAAAATTATCCTTACCCGTAATTTCCACGTTGTATTCATCCGCAAACTGATCCTCCACCAAATCGTCCTCTTGCGTTAGATTGCCGTCGCCCTTAATAAGACATTTAGACGTGAAGCCATATGATCTAATTGGAGGATCAAGGCTTGCATCATAAATTTGAAAACCTACATCCCAAATCGGTTCAGGTTCGGTTGACAAAGAAACCAAAACTAAATCCGTCTGACTATCACTGAAATAAAAGAAAGCATCTAAAGAGGAGCTGCTTTTGTTTAATGTTAATTCAAAAGAGCCATCGCCACGATCTGAGTTTGCTACTATTTTTTCTGGCAAATCGTCCAGTGTGTAATCTCCGTTAACAAGCCCTTGTGCTGAATACATACAGCACCCCGCCTCACAGCACGAACAGCTAACTCGTTGCTCACCATCAACTGTCTTGGTAAGAACGCGAAGATTGCTCCCCTCTCCTGTGGTTTTGATTGCCATTTAGTCGCAGTCCTCCGTGGCCGTCCACGATAATTGTCCGTTTTTGCTTGTTAGAACATAGAGCGTTCCATCTTCTGGGGCTATTGGCAGACCGGAGCCCTGATCTAGCAAGTCTTGTTTCAGCTCCAACTTCCACCCGTCTTTGGTCTGGGTGACGATGATATCGGAATCGCCATCTTGCGGAATGGGTGAGCAGGCTTGGAAATTCTGATCGAGCTTTCCAGCCGAGATTTTATAGGGCGGGCCGGATTTATCTTGGCCGGTCAAACTTTCCGCAAATTTGTAAAGCACGCTCATTGAAATTACTCCTGTGGTTCGAGAATTTTGGTTGTGGTCAAGGTAGATCGCACAACGCGACCAACTTCTTGCTGGGAAAGTTGGACGACAAAAATTTCCTTTGCGCGTTCGCCAATCAAAAGTTTTTCGACCTTTACGTTGTCTTCTCCGTCTGGCGCTTCATAAAGCAGAAAGCCTTGGCGGGTATTGAATCGCTCGATGGATTCGACCGGGTTGCCGTTGCCGGGGCGAACGACTTGCCCGGCCATGTTTGTCCAAGTGATTGTGCGATACGGCGCATAATAGTCGGTGCGATAAGGTTGCAAGCCTACACCGACGTTTACTAGCGAAGTGATCGAATCCGGCAATGTGCCGGTAAACGAGCGGACTTCTTTGCCGTCGAAGACGACGTATCGCGGAGGGTTGAGAGCGCCGACCAGTTCGACGTCACAATAAAGCAATCCGCCGCGTTTATTCGTGCTGCGGTTCAGGACAAACAATCCGCCTTGCAAGTTTGGCAAGCCTTGGAAGGGGTCGGATACAGGCGCGTCGACGGACAGCGCGCCGAGCTCGGCGGGACTGTTGAGCAAATAGCTTGCGGCGACGGTGACGAGGCCGTCATCGGCGACGTTCACGTTGGCCGAAATAAGCGAGCGCCCTGACAAACCCGGTTTTTTAATTATCGTGGCTGGCATAGTATTAAGAGGTCAAAACCGCTTGCGGCAGGCGGTCTTTAAATTCGGCCATGAAGGTTTCTTTGAGCCATGTGTAGATTGCGGTGGCGGAGTCTTCGGGGGTGCCGGGGGCGGCGGAAGATTTTGCCGCTTCTTCTTCCTTTTTGCGCTGGGCTTCGGGCTTGGCTCCATTCTTGCCCATGCGCTCGAGAGCTTTGGCGGCTTCCTGTTGGCGGATTTGTTCGGCCTTGGCGGCGGCATTGGCGGCTGATCCGTGCATCCCCCGGCTGGCGTAATCGGCGGCTTTGTCTTGGTAGATTCCGGCGCGGTCGGTGATACGGCCAATGTCGCGCATGGCGCCTTTGTCGAAGTCTTTGGCCATGCCGGAAAGTTTGTAGAAGGCGGTCTGGGGGCCGCTGCTGCGGGAACCGCCGCCGCCTGCGCCGGTTTCGCCATCGGCAAGCGTGTGGTCGGGCGCGCCCAGCGAGAGCTTGGAGTAATCCATCTTGAAGGGCTCGCCTTCTTTCATCATGCCACGCGCGCCGAGGCCGGCATAAAGCGGGTTGGAGTGCATGGCCTTGGCGAAGTCGCCCGCGTTGACCCCGGCGGCTTTGATGTTTTCGGCGAGGTCGGCGGAAAGCTGCTTCTGCTCGGCCAAGGCAGAGGTGATGTCGATGAGGGGGGATTTGGCGTAGGAATCGTAGGCGGCGGCGAAACTGGTCGGGAATTTTTTGCCCGCCTCGATCAATTCTGTGCCGACTTCGCCCACGTCTTCTTTGATCCACGACATGAGCATGGCCACGTCGTCTTTGGCCCAGTCGATAGTTTCGCGGATATTCTGCCGCACGCCATCGAGGAAGGGGATGCCCTCAATGGCTTTGAGAATGGCTTCGGCCAAGCTGATGCCTAGGTTGGTGGCAAGCACATCGAAGCCGTTTTTGATGATGCGAAAAGCGGCGGAGTCGGGGCCAAGCACTTCCACAATAAACGATCCCAGCGAGCTCAAGCCAGCCATGGCCATGGCGACGATTTCGTTGATGGCGTTGGAGGCGGTGATGCGGGCGGTGACGAAAAGAAGCTCGAAGCCTTTGCCGAAATCGCCCGAGGTGATGCCTTTGATGGCGAGCTCGATGTTGTTGAGGGCATCGCCGAGCTTGAAGGTTTCGACAATCCAGCGCCCGGTCTTTTCGGCGTATTCGGAGAGCTTGGCCCCGAACCCGGCGGCGTCGATGTTGGCCATGCGGGTGGTAAGGTCAGCCAGGGCGGGTGCGACTTTTTCCAGAAAGCCAACCATGAACTCTTTGCCCTTCTCGCCGATGGCGGCGAAGTTGTCGCCGATGGCGTCAAGGTGAGCATTGGTGCGGTCGATCACGCCGGGCAAGCTGCCGAGCTGCCCGCGAGCGACGTCCAGTTCGGTGCCCATGGCGCGGAGGAGCGGGAGGAGTTCGCCGCCGGAGCGTCCGAGAAGCTGCATGGCGATGGCACTGCGGTCGGAGTCGTTTGATACGCCCTGCAGGGCTTTGGCGACGGCTTGCAGTTGCTCGGTCGGGGAAAGGTTGCGGATGTCGGCAAAGCTCAAGCCCAGCTTGGCAAAGGCTTCGGCCTGCTGTTTGCCCCCCTCGCCTGCCTCGATGATGGCGCGTTGCAGGCGGTTGATGGTCGGGCCGACAGCATCGGCACCGGCTCCGGCATTTTGAAAAGCACGTTGCAGGATGGCGAGGTTGCCTGCGCTTTCGCCGGTGCGGGCGGAGAGGTCGTTGAGTTGTCCGCCCATGGCGATGGCGGCGTTGAAGGCTTGGGCAGCGGCACGCACACCCATGAAGGCCGCGCCGATGCCGATGACGGCGGTGGCGATCTTGCCGAAGTGCTGCGTGATGGCCCCGCTGGCAGACGAGGCGACGTTTTGCAGGTGCTTGGCCCCGCTGTCGAAACCAGCGGTGTTGAGCGAAGCATTAAATGCGATGTTGCCGTCAGCCATTTGCCGAGGCGGTCATGTCAAGACACGCTGGCGAGGCCGGGATAGCGAGCCATGACGCTTTTGATTTTCTTGGCTCCGGCCAGTTTGACCGAGGCGGAAAAGAAATTGGCACGGCGGTTCATGGCTTGGCGGAAGGTCGCACCGGCGCGCGTCCATTTGTTCACATGGGAGAGCTTGTTAATAAAGCCGATCTCGTAGCTGTTGCCTTTGCCGGTGCTTTTGAGCTCGATCAAGTGGCGCATGTCGCCGGATTTGTGATGCGCGGCATTTTTGACGTAGCCGGGGGCTTTGACGGGAATGCCAAGCCCCTCGCCGATCTTGACCCACATCGAAGCGGCAAGGCCGCGCGCTTTCTTTTTGTTGGCGAGGCTTTTGTCGCGGAAGTCTTTGATCTGGCTGAACAGCCACGAGGGATGCTGATGCGACTGGTTGCTGCCGCTGAGATAATAGACGAGCTTGCCATTCTTGGCATTGGCGCGACGCCGGGCGGCACGGCGCTTGAGGGCGTCGATCTGGGCGGGGGTGTAGCTCTTGCCGGTGCTGGAGACGGGGCCAGCGTATTCGATGGCGTAGCGCGCGCCGGGTTGGGCGCGGTGGTTCTTTTCGATGCTCTTGACGCTGGCCTTTTGCGTGGCGGTGACGGCGCTGCTCAAGGCGGCTCCCAGCTCGGCTTTGATGACTTGCTCGAAATCCTTGCCGCTGATCTTGCGGAGGTCGTTGATCGCGCTGTGGAAGCGGCGCATGGCTTTGGCGTCGGCTTCTACGGTCACGTTCATGCTTCTGGGTGCGGTGTCAGCGCGGCGGCGAGGAGTTCGTCGAGGGATTGGGCGCTGGTTTCGGTGTCGGTGAACCAGCGGGGGGTGCGTCCGTTGGCCAGTTCGTCGTAGATGACGAGTTGGTTGAGGAGTGCCAGCGGCAATTCCCAGAGGGCTTGCTCGAGGGTGATGCCGTATTTTGCCACGCGCGCGGCGATGGCGACCTGCCACGCGGGACGCGCGGCGTTTAGGCTTTTGGGTCGGCGGTTCCGGCTCCGGGGGCGCTTGCGGTGATGGTCGCGGCGACGTGCTCCATTTGCGCCGTGATCCACGGCAGGAAGGCGAACATGTCCTCGACCGGGCGTGCGTCCATGAAGTCGTAGATGTCGGCGCGGAGGTCGTCGATTACGGCGATGCGGCGGCGGATTTCGGACAGCGGTTTGCTGTGCAGATAGACGAAGCTGTAAACGGCAAAAGCATTGTCGCTGCTGGGCACGCCGGTGACGAAATGGTTGCCGAGGCGGGAGAGCAGGCTCCAAGTCGCTGCCGTGACGGGGCGCAGCTCGAGGCCGTGGATCTCTTGGTTGCCGCTGAATGCCGCCTGCTCGAGGAGGCCCGATCTTTTTTCTGGGTCGATGTCCATATCGACCCGCGCCCGCTGTCAACGCAGCGAAAGAGAAATTGGCAATGGCAGATTTTAGGCAGGGAACTCGCGCAACTGCTCGCCGGTCGTGCTGTCGTAGATGGGGCCGAGGCCGTCGCCGGGGTCGTAGGGCCAGTATTCTTCGGCAGCTATGGTGCCCGGCCCGTATCTTTGCGGAGCGGAACCCGTTCCTGTGTCCACACTAAAACCATAACCCATAGAAAGCTCCTCGCCAAAAAAATCAATAACTCCTCCTTCAGTCGGCGTGGTTCCTGATGTGTAACTTTTCCAGTAAGAATCTGCTACAACGCTGCGACTTCTTTGTTCGATATTTGGATCTGTTTGCTCCGATGGGTCGGCTACTTCCGACGTAATAAATTGCAGTCGCAAATAAGGGTAAAAAAGGCTTGTTGACTCTATATAAAGTGTTTGCGACCACCAAATTTCAAAGAAATTCAAAGCGAAATCACCGTCTACAATTTGTGCATAATATGTTTGAGCGCATACCAAATTTTTTTCTGTGCGTTCGGGATTAAACGGAAAAAAATCCGTGTGTTCTCCTATGGTTACAAGAGACGCATCTTCAGAGGTTAGTTTTATTTTTTTGATCAACCAATAGAACTTGAGCATTTGGCTTTTTGTTAAACCGATGGGCCAAAGTGTCCCCGCTCCAATGTCCTGTGTCGTATGATAGGTGGTGCACCAAGGGAACAGCCCCAAATGTCTTACAGTCGCCATAGCTTTTTGTCGGCTGTCAAGAGGAAGGGCGGAGCCGGAGCCCCGCCCTTAGTTATGAACAAACAAACACACACACTAACCAGCAAATCACATGACCATCTCGGCGACTTGGCGTTTGACGTCGGGGGAGAGTTTTTCGTCGGCGAGCATGACCGCGCCGTTCGGGAGATTGACCATGACGAGGCGGCGGGTCTTTTTGAAGATGACGTCGAGCAGGAGCTCGCGGTTGTAGAGGGCGGCACGCGCGCCGGGCAGGTCGGGCAGTTTGTCGCGCAGGGCTTCGCAGGCGTCTTGCCCCTCGAGGATGGCCTCGACGATCTGGCCAGTGGGAAGTCCGCCCGCGCCGTCGCAAGAAAACCAGTAGTGGACGATCTCGCGCCCTTTCTGCATGACGCGGGAAAGCGGGTCTTGCTGGCGCAGAGGGACGCCAACGGTGCAAAGGCAGGTGGCGACTTTCGTATCGGTGGTGGCGTAGTAAGCGGCTTGCATGATCTCGATCTCAGGTTGGGCGCGTTAGCGCGGGTTAGAAGCCGTGGCAGCTTGCGCCGATCGTCACTTGATGGAAGTCGTTCGGGGCTTTGGAGACGGCGACGGAATCGACATAAAATGCCCCTGAGACACCGCCAAGGCTGGTGATGGCATTGGCCAAAGTGACGCTTGCGCCGATGGTGGGCATGGTAGATTTCAAATACCCACTCATGGAAGCGACGGACTTTTTGCCATGGTAGGCCACGGCCACATGATCGCCGTCCTCATCGACCACGACGGTTTTGTCGCTGTCTGACGTTTGCGAGAAAGAGGTAAAAACGGCCACGGTTTCAACCGAGCCACCAAAAGAAAGACCAGAAATGCCGACGATAGTTGCTGCCATAATACCAAGGCAGCGATGTCAACCTAGCGCACGCGATAGAGGCCGGTGCGATGGCCGGATTTTTGCTCGTAGCCCTCATAAACAGCCTCGGCCACGGACTCGGCGACGGCTTTGTCGGAGAGACAATCGGGCCAGTTGGCGAGGCGGATGATGTCGCCGCTGTTAGGCTTGGAGCGTTTGGACTTCGTTGACCCAGAGGCGGGCGTTGAAGGTGCGGGAGAAGGTGCGGTCGGCGTTTTCATAAGTGACGGGCTCTTGCTCCATGCCCCAGACATGGACAAGCGAAAGGGCGTTGAGAGAATCCTTGAAAGCGGGGGCGGCAAGGGTGTCGGCGAGGGTCTTCCAATCGGCTTTGAAGCCGGGGGCTCCCTCGTCATCATCCTCAGAATCGGCCACGCGGCGCTGGTCGCGTTCCTCGTCGGAGGTTTCATCGGCGGCGGCGGTCATGGTGACGGCGAGGCGGGCGTTGTAGGTCTGCATTCCGAGGACAACTTCGTCCTGGCGTTCGGCGCGAACGGAAATCAGCGGCAGGTCGGTTTCTTCGGAAACATCGGCGGCTACGATGGCGTAAGGTGAAAGCGCGGTGATGCCTTGGAGCGTTTGCACGACGCTGCGTTCAAGGGATTCTTCGAGGCTGTAAAGGGGGGCGCTCATGGGTTAGCGGGCGTCGGGGGATTGCAGGCGGAGGTCAATGGCGGCGAGGTCGGTGTCGATGCCGATGATGCGGTAGCTGCGTCCATTCACCTTGCAGCGGTCGCCCATGCGGAAGGTCGGGGCGTTGCTGCGGGCCAGCGTGACGGAGACTTCGCGCGCGGCTTCGAAGCCGCCCTCGCCCAGCGTGTTGCCGTAGGTTTCCTCGCCGATGACGCAAGGATAAACGCGCTCGCGGTAGGTGCATTCGTCGCCGATGGTCGCCACGGCTTCATCGGTGGCGGCGGTGTAGGCTTGGGCGAACTGGCTCATGCGCTGGGGGCGGTGTCAGCCTTAGGCACGAGGTCGGGGTTGCGGCGGCGGAAGATGGCCTCGCCGACTTGGTAGGCATCCTCGGAGTTTTCGGCAACGTAGGTGGCGTCGGATGGCACAGCGGGATTCCAGAAGGGGTGCTCGTGCTTGAAGACCAGATCGGACGGCACAAGAAAGCCGCTGCGCTTCGCGCGCATGGAAAACTCCGTATCGGAAAAGACCCCGGCGTATTCGGGCGTAAGGATGTTTTGCTCGCCGTAACCGAGGTGCGGGAAGGTCGGGCGGGTGACGCAGAACGTGACCATGAGGTCGTCGTTGCGGTAGCCGTCCGCGATTTTCAGAATGGCGGGCTGGTTGGCGTCCACATGGGCGCGGAGGGCGTCCTCGATGGCCACATCCCAATGGAGCGGCGGGAACACATCGTCTTGGGCGGTGATGATGATTTGCCCGGTCGCGGCGTTGGTGGCGGCGTTGTAATTCTGCACGGCGGTGCCGCCGATGCGATTGAGGTTTCCGGCTGGCGAGATGGCATGACGGAAACGGGAAAGGATGCCGACCGATTCCTCGTCGTCCGCGCTAAAGCCGAAAATGTATTCGATGCGCTCGGGGTTGGCGGCGGCATCGAGCCAGCGTTTGCGGGTGAGCGCGGCCTGTTGCGCGCGGCCTCGGGTGGGATGGCACACGCTAATGGAATACTTGTGGCCCTCGAGGCGGGCGCGTTCGATGGCGTCGGCTTTGTCGGCTTGGCCGGTCAGGCGAAGCCATTGCGCCCAAAGCGCCTCCCCGGCCCAACCGTAAAGGCCGTCGCGGTGCGTCCATGGTTTTTCGATGGGGCGCGGCAGGGCCATCATCGCGCGTAAATACGCCTCGGCGGTCACGAGGTCGCCGAGGTCAAGGTGCATGGCCCCAAGCAGCGCCAAGGCTTCGCGGCGGTTCGGCTGCGTGCGGTAGGCGCTGTGCAGCGCGGTCAGCATGGCGTTGTGTTCGGTCGTGCCGGTTTCCAAAATCTCCGGGCGGGCGAGCTCGGCGATGTTAAGGCAAAGCTCATAGCGTTCGGTGCTTTTGAGGTCGGGATGGGCGAGGGCTTGTTTGGCGAGGGCGATGGCCTCGGCTTTGCGTCCGTGGCCCATGTATTCGCCGTGCAAATGGTAAAGCTCGCTGACGGTGCGCTCGGCTTCGGGGATGCTTTCGAGAATGGTCAGATTGCGGTGGTTGCCCTGCTTGGGTTCGTCATCGGGCAAATGCACCACGGTCGGGGCGTCACAGCGGGCGATGTTCGTGCCGGCGTCCATCTGGAAATTCTCATGGATGCGGTTGACCCACTTGCCTTTGTCTCGCCGAACAAGACGCTCGCGGAGGTTGTGAGCGATGCCGCGCCCGGCGACGTTGTGATACAGGGCGAAGGCATCGAAGTTCTCGCCGTGCTTTTCCAAAAGCTCGTGCAGGGCGGTGGCGAAGTTCGGGCCGGGTGTGTCGTCGCTATCGACCCAGAGCGCCCAAGGCTTCGTGGCGAGGTCGAAGGACTTTTGCCGGGCATCGCAAAACGAATCCACATGCGGCCATTCGTTGCCGGGCGCGTTGGTGTAGACGTCGTATTTCGCGCCGTGCTTCTGGCAAACCTCGGCAACTTTCAGACTCTTGGCCTCGGCTCCGCAGGCGTGAACGACAACCATCTCGCCGACGGCGGGGGCGAATTGAGTGAGGCAACGGTCGAGGCGTTTGGGTTCGTTGCCGACGATAACACAAAGCGCGATCTGCTCGCGTGGGCTGATTTTCTCCATCTCGGCGGGAGATGGGTTGTCAACAAAACGAAAACCCCCGGCGTTGGCCGGGGGCTTCGTGTTGCAGTTATGGGGAGATGGAGACGAACTACGCTCCGAGAGCCAATTTCGCTGCGCCGGTGATCGCGCGGCTTGCGCCGAACACACACTCGAAGGAAACGAAATGCTTGCCGCTCGAGGGGTTGTAGTGGCGACGATAGCCGAGGGCGAGGCCGCTGGCGGGATCGTTGACCACAGTCGCGGCCAAGTATTCGCTGGGCGCTTGGGGTTCCAAGGCGCGGACGGCGATGGCGGCGGCGCTGGGGTGAACGGCCATGGCGGAGAGGCTAATGCCGTTGGCGGGCAGGATCATCGACTCGTAGACGTTCATGCCGAGCACGCGGGGCACGCGGCCTTCGCTGATGGCGTCGCGGCTGCCGAAGGCGCTGGCATCCAACAGGCCGGACTGCGACAGAAGGCTGTCGTAGAGCGCGGTGTTGAGGATGAGGGCGCGGTCGGTGAGCGGGGCTTTCTCATCGGACAACGCTTTGCGGAGGGCGCGGGCGTTGGTGATGGTGAAGGCCGAGAGGTTGGTGAGCGAGGCGCTATACTGCGCTGCGCTGCCAGCCGTGGTGACAAAAAGGTTGTAGAACGAGGTCAGCACGCTCTGAGCCAAGGCGCGGCCTTGCTGCGTGGCGAACTTGGTGATCTCGGCAACCGAGGATTTGGAATACTCGGTGTCGGACAGTGAAACCGTCACGATGCGGTGGGTGTCCACATTGATCGTGACTTTGTTCATCGTGCCGCCGTCGACTTCGTAGGAGTTGTCGAAGGTGGTCGCGGTGAGGTTGGCGATGAGCGGAACTTCGACGGACGCGCCACGACGGACAACTTCGTTGGAATACGAGGTTGTGAAGATGGAAAGCGGTTCGAGGTCTGCGGTGAAGGACTCAAGCGCGGCTTGCGCGATGAGCTTGTCGTTGAGGGAACTTGAGATAGTTGCCATAGAGTTTTTTGGGTTTAGGGGTTAGGAGTAAAAGGTTTTGAGGATGGCGGCTTTGTTCGCGCGGTAGAACGCGACGGCATCCGGGCCTTCCATCGCGGCGAATTTCTGCGCGGCGGTCAGCTCGGCTTCCACGGGCGCGGCGACCACGGGATCAATGCCGACGCTGGCGACAATGGCGGCGGCTTGGGCACCGGCGCTCTGGGCATCGGCTTTGAGCGCGTGGATCTCGTCATCCTTGGAGGCGACTTCGGCGGTGAGGCGCTCGACTTCGGCCTTGAGGGCTTCGAGAGATTTGGCCGTGTCTTCGGCGACTTGCGCGGCGAGGGCTTCGGCTTCGACTTTGGCGTTGAGCTCGATTTGCAGAGCGTCAACTTTGGCCTGGAGTTCGGCGTTCATGTTATCTTCCTCGGAGATGTCAACCGCGCCTTCGGTGACGGGGGCGTCGGTGACGCTGATGACTTCCTCGGCGGGAGCTTGGGGAGCGGGGGCTTGCATAGAGTTTTGAAAAGTGGCGAATCGCGCGCGGGCGGCTTCGGGGGTGATGGAGGCTGCGGCGGCGAGCGGTTCGTCGATCTCGTCCACAAAGCCGAGGCGGAGGGCTTCACCGGCATCGAGCCATGTTTCCTCATCCATCATTTTCTCGATGGACGCGCGGGGCTGGCCGCTTTTGCGGACGTAGGCGTTGACCAAGGTGGCTTTGAGTTTGTCGAGCACGTCGGCTTCTTTGCGGAGGTCGGCGGCGTCGCCCATGGTCATGCTCCAAGGGTTGTGAATCATGATGAGGGCGTTTTCGGCCATGCGAGTTTCCTCACCGGCCATGGCAATGACGCTGGCCATGCTGGCCGCAAGTCCATCAACGTGAACGGTTAAGCCGCCTTTGTGACGCTTGAGGGCGTTGTAGATGGCTGCGCCTTCGGTGACGCTTCCGCCGACGCTGTTGATGCGAAGGTCGATGTGCTGGCCTTTAAGTTTTTTGATGTCGGCGGCAAATTGCTTGGCGGTGACTCCGCCAAACCCGATCTCGTCGTAGATCGAAACCTCCACGCTTTCGGGGGCTTCGCGGTCATCGGTCGGTTGAATTGCATACCAGCGGGCGGAGTTCATTGGCTTTGCTGCGGTGTCAAAGTCTCGGCGGGTGTGGCCGGTGCGGGGTTCGGGTTGAAGGTGGCGATGCTGTCGGCGCTGATGCCAAACTCGGCGGCAAGGTCGGCAAGGTATTTGGCCTCGGCGGCGCGTTGGCGGAGGGCGTCTTTCCACTCGAGGCCGCGCTCGCTGTAATCTTCCGAGTAAGTGCGAAGCCCGGCGCGGACGTCGTTGAGGTTGGCCTGTGCTTCGCGTCCGTAATCGACGGAGGCGGCGGCGGGGCGCTGCCATTCGACACGCCACCAGTTGTCGTTTTGCGGGATGAGGCCGCGCTGCATCCCGAGCGTGATGACGTGCGCCCAAACGCGGGAGCAGAGACGGTCGATAAGCAGGGCTTGGCGCTGCTCGAAGGTGCGCTGGGCGCGGACGAGCACGGCACGGAGGGCGGCTCCCCCGGCGTCGGCAGGACGCGCGGCGAACTCCCACGGGATGCCGATGTTCAAGCAGACTTCGCGGAGAAGCATGTCGCAGAACTCGCGGAAATTTTGTGACGGGCGATTGCTGTTCCATGCCACGAGGTCTTCACCCATGCCGAGACGCGGGATGGCTCCCCCGGCGTTGCCGAGGGATTCCACGGTGACTTCGGAGTTGTCGTTGGCGTTGACGCTGGCGGTGGATTCGCCAAAGAAGTCTGCGCCTTGCGGGTTGCTCGACTTGATGGCAAGGGCAACGTAGGAGGAAATCTTGATCGCCATTTTCTCAAAGCTGATGGCGTCGGACACGTCGCGGAGGTGGTTGATCGAGGGGGCGAGCGGGGTGACGTAGCGGAGCTCGTCGCCTTGGCTGGCCTCGCCGACGTGGATGAGTTGCTGCGCGGGGATGTCTTCAAATCGCTGGGAGGGATCAACGCCGTCGCCGATGAGATGGCGGTAGGACACCGGGCGCATCTGTTGATTGACGATCACGCCGTCGATGATGATTGCGCCCATGGCGATCTCGCGGGCTTCGGGATTGCTCGGCTCGTAGATGGAACTGCGCGCATCGCCGATGCGATGGGCAAGGATGAGTTGCAGCGCGGGATAGCCGGTCGCTTGCGCGGTGGTGCGGAAGAACACCTCGCCGTCGCGGTCGATGGCAACGGAGGCGATGCGTTGCATTTCGCGCCATGTGTAACGGCCTTGGATATCGGCCACGCGTGACCATTGCTCGAAGAAAGCCTCGGCGGCGGCGTCCCATGCTTCGTCGCCCGAGCGCGCCTGCGGACGGATGCCGGAGCCGGTGACGTAGCGGGCTTTCTCAGTGATCAGACCGCGAACGAAGGGCATGTTGTTATACACCCAGCGCGAGAGTTTCATGAGCCGTTCGCGGTCGGCTCCGCTGACGTCGATGTGGGAATCAACGGCGGTGGCGTTGTAAGGGAAGCGGCGCTGGATCGAGGGGCGCGCGGCGTCGTAGCTTTGCGCCTTCGGGCTAAAGGCTTTGGTGACTAGTTTCCAGCGGTCGGCGAGGTTCATACGAGGGGGTAATTGAAGGCGACCACGGAGGTCTTCGACGTTTTGCGTGTCAGCCAAAGCTCGAGGTCGGCGGACGAAAGGTCTTTGATTTGCTTCCACGCATAGAACGCCAACTCGGCAACGGTGCCTGCGGTCTGGTCGGGCGGGAGCGTGTATGAGTAGGACTTTCCCCCCATCGAGGCGGAGACAAGGACGCGCCCTCCCTCTTTGGCTACGGTGAAGTTATTCGCGGCAATCGCCTCGAGCGCAGCAACGGTCTTTGTCGCGTCTTTGCTGTTGGCTACCCAGACTGAGAAAACAAAGGAGCGCGGCGTCATTGTGAACGCGCGGCGGTGTCAAACTTAGGCGGGGGTGTCCTCGAGCTTGGGCTTGATGATGTTGCCGTATTCGGCGAGGGCCAGAATCATGAGCTCGCAATCAAGCATGTGGTTAGGACGGCGACCGATTTGCTTCCAGATGTAGTTTTCGCGTCCGGTTAGCGCGGAGCGTTTGACCACTTTGCGGTGGGCGTCGAGGTGAGCTTTGTATTCTTCGGAGGCATCGGAGGCGATTGACCATGCGGGGCCGCGCCCGCCTCGCAACCATTCCAGAACGTCTTGCGCGGCGGGCGAGGAAAAGAGCATGAGGAACCATCCGCGCCGGTAGGGCTTGAGCACGCTGATGGCTTTGCGAAGGGTTTGCCCGACCTTCACGCCGTAGCCGTCGGCGCGGTCTTCGCCTTTGGCGGGGATGTAGCGGTTGCGGATGCAGACATCGAGCACTTCGTCGGTGCGAAAGCCGGAGTCCACCACGACCAACCGCGCCATCGTGCCGCCGATGTTGCGGGGCTTGTCGAGGCCGAGCTCTTGCACTTTGAATTCCAAGTCCGCCCATGTAGTCAACTGGCCTTCGTCGATGAGTTTGCTACTGCCGTCTTTGGCGAAGGATCGGCAGACGAAATAAAGGCAGGACTGCTGCACGTCCACGGCCATGATGCGGGCAGTGTCTTCTTCGATGGGGTCGCGGAGCTTGTATTCGCCGATGGTGAGCGGGCGGCTTTCGTCGGTCATGGCGTCTTCCCACGGCTCGGCGAGGATGCTGTTGACGAAATCTTGCAGGCCCATGAGGGATTGCTTGTCTTGCAGGAATTTGACGGCGAGGGCGCCAAAGCTACGGCGGACGGAGTAGAGCGCGGACAGGTGATAGCTGCGGTGGCCGGGCAGGGCGTTGGCGTTTTCGGCTCGCCACTCCCCTCCCCGTAGCATCTTGGTCTTGAGTGCGTCGGTGATGTGGCCGTTGCAATGCGGACACTCGAGGCGGGCGGTTTCGCGGACGCGTTTCAAGTCCCATTGATTCTGGTCAATGCGGGCAGCGTCGTCCCATTTCATCATGGGCCACGATAGGAGCGTCATCTCGCCGCAATGCGGACACGGCAACCAGAATCGGCGTTGGTCGCCTTCGAGCCATGCTTTCCAGATTGAGCCTTCCTGAGTGGTCGGCGTGCTGGTCATGACGATCAGGTGCATCGGAAAGGACGCGACACGCTGCACGGCCAACTGCACGGCGGCAGCTTCCTGCTTGGTCTTTGTTTTGTATTTGTCCACCTCGTCGAGACAGAGGAGCGAAATGGAACGACCGGCCAAGTTACCGGGGCTGTTACTGCCGATGAACCACAGGTGCATCCGCGCAAAGGCTTGATCGAGGTTTTTAAATTTGTCTTTGTTGCGGGGCAACTGAGCGCGCAACACCTCGTTGTCGTCGATCATGACTTGCCAGCGAGACTCACTGAATGATTGCGCGTTTGTTTGCGTATCGAGCACCCACAGCGCGGGGGCCGGTGCGCGAACGAGGCGGTAAGCCATGCCGACTTGGATTGCCGTGCTTTTCGCCACCTGTGCCCCGCAGAGTAGCGCCATCGAGCGCACGCCACTGGCCGGATGGAATGCGTCGAGCCATTCTCGCATATAGGGATAACTCCGCACGCGAAACGGACCCGGCGACGATGTGAAGCGGGAGCTAAAGGAGATGTTTGACTCAGCCCATTCGGTGACGCTTTGCCGAGGATGGGGAACCCATTGGCTGCGCCACATGGCCAGCGCCTTCTCGCGGCTGTTAGGAATCCACTCGCAGCGCATGGCCGGTATTGCTCAAGGTTGAAAAGACTTGTTCGAGGTAGTCGGCGACGGCATCGCGGGCCAGTTCAGGATCATGAGGGTTGGCAGCTTGGGCGATAGCGCCAGGCATGGCTTCCAATAGGGCGCGAAGTTTTCCGACCTCCTCGGCGATCACCGACTGCACCTGATCGCGGTGCATAAGATTTTGCGCCTCCTGCTCTGATCGAACAAGATCACGCTTCCTAGTCTCGTGGGCTTCCTCGGCATCTTTGACCGTTCGGCTGGCCGCGCTGCGCTCTTGGATTGTCGATGCGTTCTCAAAGTCTTTGACGGCGATCCGCCGCAACCGATCTGTCACGGCCAACTCGTCGGGTAACTCTGGCAATGCCGACAGCCCAACCGGCTCGACCTTTAAGGTTTGACCGGGGGCTGTCTTGCTTCGCTTGGCGCTCTGGTTTATCCTCCGCCATTCCATCGCGGCCTCGACGCTGGTCAGAGGCATCCCGCGCTTTACAGCTTTGGCAACGGCTGGCTGGCTGATGCCGAGCGCCTTGGCGATCTGGCCTTGCGATAACCCTTGGGACATAACCCATAACCATTGTCAAAGGTTATAGGCTCGCAGGTATTCTTCGAAGTTGATCGGGCACT